CCAGAGCCGTCTCCGTCGCCTACAGAGCCTCCTACGCCTGAACCGACCGTGGAGCCTAGCCCAGAGCCTACGCCTACCCCTGAACCGACACCAGACCCCACGCCTGAGCCAACGCCAAGCCCAGAGGTGAGCATTGAACCAACGCCAACTCCTGGACCCACGAACTCTCCCGCCCCGTCTCCCGCTCCAACGGAGACGCCTGCACCAGAAACGCCTTCGCCATCTCCTACCGTATCTCCTGATACCAGTCCTATTCCTACTCCTGAGCCAGAGCAGCCCGATCTGCCGCCTGTAGCTGAAGCGATTGCTGAAGTTGCTGGAGTAGCCGTTGCAGCCGCAGCAGATTTTATTTCTGACATTGCTGCGATTACTGAGCTTGGCAAAGACCTTGACGAAACTGAACGTGAAGAAGCGCAACCCGTAGCAGTCGCAATTATCTCCAGCCAAGTTGCAAGTGTTGCAGCAGCAGCGGCAAACGCTGCGCGACAGCCAAGCAACAGCGGCGGTGGAGGTAGTGGCGCTGGAGGCGGTGAGATGGGTGCGCGTAGCAGAAAGGTGCGCCGCTAATGTTAAAGAATATTATTCTAGATTTGATTGGTGGAGCCTGGACTATTTTGGGGCTGGGCTTTGCGGTTATTGTACTTCCGCCTGGGGCTACGCAGGAAACAATGTCTGCGCTCTTTTTTGCGCTCACATTCGTCTGGCTAATTACTGGACCATTGAGATGGAGGGAATGATCATGACCACAGCGGATCACATTGAAGAGCTGCACCAGCAGGGCTGGACTCGCGTAGACACCGCCCCTGGTGAGTGGGTTGCGCTTGTTCCGAACGATAACAACAGCGCCTTCGGCGGCACGCTTTGGCGTCTAGAAGATGACGGAAACTATTACGCAGAGGGCGTGACAGAGGGGCATCCGATCTCCGCTGCGCTTGGCTTTGAGGCGGCGGCACGCGCCCTCGCGGTCTTCATCAAGGAGGATCTTGGAGATGCCTAAACTCCAGGTTAAGTCACAGCTAGATCACATTGAAAAAAATGGCGTACTAGATGATTGCGGACCATCATCCGCAGCATGCGCCTTGTCGTATGCGACGAAGTACATCAAACAGTTCAGCGCAGCAGACGCCATTGCCGCAAAGAAGGCTGCGACGGGACAAGTGGACCGCGACGGCGTGTCGGATAACGGCAGCTCCCTTGGCGATCTGATTAAGACCGTCAAGCACATGGGCGGAAAGGCGCGCTACGCAGACTCGTGGGATGACGTTGTTGAGTCAGCAAAGGCTGGCGCTGGTCTAATCGTGTGGGTCCAACAGGGTCCAGCCGCCTATCCCGCTGGAGTAGAGATCAGCAAGTGGCACGTCAACTGGGCTTCCTACTGGGCAAAGAAAGATAAGAAAGTCCTAGAGGCTGGATACGGTCACATGACCGCCGCAGCTTTCTGCCCCGTAGAGGGCTGGCAGTGGGCATGCCCCACGCGCACTGGCAAAGGCAAAGAGCAGTTCGGCGTCAAGCTGACCGAAGACCAGCTCAAACAAATCGCTGCGTCCAAGCCTGGAGCGGCATTCAAACACGTTGTAATCGTGACAGTGAAGGAGTAGATATGACTTGGCTTAAGGATCTTTTTGCACGCACGTCGGTAGATGAGGCTTTGCTGGACGGAACCCGCACTTTCCTCACCGTTTCCATTTCGGTCGCTTTGGGAATGGGTATCCCGCTCCTAGACCTGGACGGGGACGGGTTCAAGGTCATCCTCTCAGCTGGTCTCGCTTCGTGCCTCCAGGTGGTGCAGACCTACCTGGACCCGTCTAACTCTAGGTACGGCGTAGGCGCTGGCTCCACAGACAAGACGGCAAAGAAGTAAGGGCATACTTATGATCATGGTGCCTGCACTTGCAGGGAGTAAAAAGGGAGGCACACCATGGCTAGATTGGACGATGCGCTTGGAACGCAAGGGAAGGTCCGCAAGGGACCGCCGTGTTCGGTTGGCTTACTGCTCGCCGCGCTGGATGACGAAGAGCGAAGTGCGCTCAATGTTGCGCTTGCAGACAAAACGCGTAGTAAGCGACAGCTAAGCGAGGCGATTCGGGTCGCATACAAATACGAAGTGCAGGATCACACGCTGAATCGGCACCGCCGTCAGCAGTGCAAATGCCCACGATGAGTCAATTAGATAAGGCGATGGAGGAAATCCTCGCTGTACAAAACGAGCTAGAAGAGCCAAAGGCTCCCTCGCGCACTCATTCGCAGGGATGGGAACCAGGCGTCGCCTGGAACGGCAAAGAGGGAACCATCGTTACGGGTGCACTCCCAGCGGAGAATGCGCCGAACTGGGACACGATCCTGAAGGTGTGGGGGCTGGACCCTGACAAGTTCCAGGTCGTTGAGCCAGTGTTGTTTAACGTGTGGGGCGATCCGCTAGGTCAGCTGAACCGACAATGGAAGGGCAAAGTCGTTCAGCGCACCGTGTCGCAAGACGCGGATATGGAACGGCTTGTTCAAGAGATTAAGAAACATAAGTTTGCCAAGCCGTTGATCCGCGAAGAGGGACTGGCAATGCTGGTCGCAATCAGCGATCTACAGCTTGGAAAGGGCGAAGGCGGCGGGACCGCTGGGATTGTCGCCAGATTCTTGGCTGGAATCAACGAGGTGGAAGCCCGTTGGAAAGAGCTAGTGAAGACTGGGCGTCCGCTCTCTAGGCTCGTGGTCGTAGGGCTTGGAGACGTCGTAGAGAGCTGCGACGGTCACTACGACATGCAGGCATTTCAGACTGACCTGGATCGGCGTGAGCAGATCACGGTTGCACGGCGCCTGCTGGTAAAGGCGATCACGAGCTGGGCGCGATTTGCGCCACAGGTAATCGTCGCCGCCATTCCAGGCAATCACGGAGAGAATCGCAGGGGCGGTAAAGCCTTCACCACGTTTGGCGACAATGATGACGTGGCGGTCTTTGAGCAGGCGGCTGAGGTCGTAGGGGCAAACCCTGATTACGACCATGTGAAGTTTGCGTTCCCAAAGAATGATCTCACCATGACCCTGGACGTTTGCGGCACCATTGTCGGACTGGCGCACGGTCATCAATTCCGTGGCAATCCGTTGACGTGGTGGGCGAAACAGGCACTTGGCTTGCAGCGCACTGGAGACAGCTCGCTGCTCTTGGCTGGGCATCTGCATCATCTCGTGGTGCAGCAGTCTGGCGCTCGCACATTTGTGCAGGCGCCGTCCCTGGACGGTGGGTCACAATGGTTTACGGAAACGCAGGGCGCTTCGGCTCCAGCGGGAATTCTGACCATGACGGTCGGTGGCGGATTCTGGGATGACCTAAGAGTCCTACCGTGCCTTACGCAGTAACCGACAAGGGTGGCAATGGGATCTGCGACGTGTGCGAAGAGCGCGGTCGCGTCTTTTACTTCAACACCGTAGTTTTGGGTAGGGATCTAGCTACGGGCTTACAGCTGGTCGCGGAGCACGCGATTTGCAGCGACTGCATTGGGGTCATTGTGGACCTAGCAGAGAATAACTCCCTACCCGATGACAATGCTGGCGAGCCGTAAGGCGGACCAGCCCAGCCCTGGACGCGTCGCGTGCCTCCCGCACCGCGTCCAGGGCGCCATTTCTATTTCTACCAGCCCTGAGATTTTCGGAGCTGCTGAAAGTAAAGCGCCTTCTGCTCCTTAAGGTGGGCATCTTCTGCGCCAAACATCCCACCAGGGTTTGCGGCAAATGCCCAAAAGCCACATCTGCACTTGGACTTAGCTCCGCCCTCCTTGGCGGCGCGCAGGACGCCAAACTTGTGCAGCACTGGCTGCCTATAAGCATCAAAGCTTTGCTGCCTTGCGTAGTTAGCCATTAGATTTTCTCCTTTACAAGGTATTTCGGATCAACGCCGATGCCATTGCATCGGAAGCAACCGCCATGATGACCGTACATTCCAGAGCCGCCGCAGCGCGTGCAAGCCTTGGCGCGGCGAACAGCAGCTGCTGACTCGCGCTGCTGCTCCACCAGCTGTTCCTGAAGATGCTGGGCATACAGTGACTTTAGCCGCTGACCGTTGGCGCAGTTGCACCAGACCGTGTAGCCGTGCGCATCGGACGCGTTCCACCATGCTTCGCAGTTAATGCAGTCTTCCGTGTCTCGCGTGATAATTCTGCGTGCATTGTGGGCAGCCTCCATCCTGCTAACCAGGTCGCGCTGAGCGTCGGTTAGGTTGGCTCTCCAGCTCATTATCGCCCTCCCTTCTTTGCTCGCGCTGCGCGGCGCTTGGCAACCAGGGCAGTGTGCTTGTCGCACATCTGCACATCGTGCTTTTGCCAAACAGCGTCAACCCAGATCTTGTCTGCGCCGAAGTGACCTGGGATTGCCTCCACTGGATACTGCTCAACCGTTGTGGTCGCTGCCTTCTTGCAGAAAAACTGTGCATGGTTTCCAGCCAGGTTGCTGTTGCGGAAATTGTTTCCTGTTCGGTCACTCATTACGATGTAGCTGCAACCTTTTCCGTTGATCCCGTTCATTTTCTGCCTCCTTTTTGTTCGGGCTGTCTTCCCGATACCAGTAAGGTACGCCCGTACCAGTCAGCTGTCAAGCCCCTATTTTTCTGGGATTGTTACAGTGTAACAATAGCCCTAAACGAGATCAGAATTGTTACAATCCAGACTGGATAAAAAATATTCATTGCCAGATCCTAGGTTTACGGGTTGACAGCCCAGGCGGTACGCCTGTACAGTCTCCCTAGAGACCAGAAGACAGCTGGTCCAAAAGGCAAAAGGAGGCACACAAAATGGCGGGACGAAAGCCAAGCTTTGACACGGAGATCACGGAAAAGAATCGGGATAAGGTTGAGACAGCCAGTGAGAATCTGCGCGACGCGGCGTTGATGCTCTTTGATGCTGCGCGCAACCTGGAGGGCGCGGACCTTAAGCGAAGCGATCAGGCACGCAAGGATGCTGGGCGTATCAACGCTCTTGCATTTTGGATGCAAGCTGCGGTCAATCGCTACGACGAAAAGAATGTGGAGGTGTCAGCATGAAGGTCAAGACAAACTGCTGGAAGTGTGACAAAGCTGTCACGGTTCCATCGGATAACAACAATATCTACACGCGCTTGTGCAAGCCTTGCAAGGCGAGCATTCCAAACGAGACCCCGAAGTTTTACTTTCGGGTTACGAAGTCAGGGAGGGCGGTAGACCTATGAAGCTAGTGGCAGAGATCGCAACCGTATTCATGGGCATTGCAGCCATGGTGTTGCTGCTCGTCCTGGGGTCCATGTCATGAGCAAGAGCAGGCGCACGGTGCCGATCACATATCGCAACATGCCGATCCGCAAGACGGCATACCAGCGGGAGGTGGAGCTAATAGAGGTGCATGCGCGTGATCGGTTTACCGCAACCGTGCTCGCCATCGGAATACTCTTTTTGATCGTGTGGGTGGTTGGCTTTTAATGCCGATCTACGTTTATCTTTGTTTGGCGTGCGGTCACTCTGAAGAGGTGTTGCAGGATATGACGGCGGAGCCAAAGCTTCGCTGTCCCGTCTGCCAGCAATGGATGCCCCGTCAGGTGTCAATTGCGACCGCGCAGTTTGTTGGCGACGGATGGGCGAAGATAGACCGAAAGAAGGAAAAGCGGTGAAGTGTTACCAAAACGACCCTGTACGCGACACGGAGAGGCTTGCAAAAATACTTTAGGGTATGTAGACACCTGGAATTGCAAGAGCAGTTCAGGAAATGTAGGAGGCGTAATGATGGTTTCACCGAATCTATTAAGCGTTGCAGAAGTAAGCGAGAGGACTGGACTCACAAAAAAACAAGTTAAATGGCTAGCGCGCAGGAACTTAATTCCCGCAGTGCGATTGTCGCTGCTGGGAAATCATATTAAGTTTCATCCAGAGGTTTTGGACGCATGGATCAAAGAGGGCAGATTAAAGACAGCAGCATGGACGCCATGGCACGCTGTGTGCGAGGATCACTACGGGCGTGGTACAGGGGGGCTAAAATGAGACAGTATGAATTCGTTGCAGCCCCGCAAGGCTCAGAGCCTTGGCTAGAGCTGCGAAAGACTGGGATCACGGCGACAGACATGACGGCAATCATGGGCGTGTCTCCATGGAAGACGGCGTTTGCGCTTTACGCGGAGAAGACTGGGCAGTTCCAGCCAGAGCCAGTTGGCGAGGCGGCGCACCGTGGTCTGATCCTAGAAGACGCAGTGGCTACCTGGTGGGAATCGCAGCATGAAGGCAAAAAACTGCGCCGCAGCAACGGCGTGCTAAGGCTCAAGGATGTGCCGTGGGCGATGTGCTCCATTGACAGAATGGTCCAGGGAGAGGATCACATTGTGGAAATTAAAACGTCCGCAAGTCCGCTATGGCGTATTGGAATCCCAGAGTTCGTCCAGGTGCAGTGCCAGTGGCAGCTCTTGATTTCTGGGTTTGAAGAGATGACCGTCGCGGCTTTGCTTGGCGGTCTGGTCTTCCGCGAAGAGACCGTAAAGGCTGATCGCAACTTGCAGACAGAGATGTTCCGAAAGGCAGAGCTGTTCCTTAAGGCGGTTGAGACGCGCACGGCGCCAGCCCTGGATGGTCGCGACTCCGACGTGCTCGCCGCCGTCAAGCCGCATTCGTCAGAGGAGTGGGCGACCGCGGACACGGGCATTGATCGGGTGGCTGCGATGTACTCGCAGGCGCTGTACGAGTCTAGGCTGCTAGATGAGCAGATCAGCAATCTGGCAATCTCAATCAAGGAAGCCATTGGCGAGCGACAAGGAATCGTTGGCAATACGGGATGGGTTGCCACATGGCGCGCAAACAAAAGCTCACAGCGCACCGACTGGA